CTTTCAGCGTAATTAGTTCTTTTTTTTCTTGACTCAGGGTCTTGAGCAAAAGCTTTTATGTCATAATCTCTTTGTGACATACCATTAACAACTATATCAACAAATTTTGATATAATAGGAACTGGTTTCCAGTCAAGATTTAAATAGCTTAAATCACCGTTAATAGATAATTCATCTTTGTATTTTTGTATAGACTGTTCTCCTCTAGCATATAATCTTAAGTTGTTGTATTGAACAAAGTTCATTGAAAATCTATCACCACCGCGATTACTTCTAAACCATTCGTACTCTATAGCTCGACCTACGCGTGTACCGTATTCCCAACTCATTTTCTCTTCATCAGGTACTACCTGACTAGGAAAACCACTATTGTAATTACTTTGAATCATTTATTTTATTATTTTAGAAAAATCTCCTTTATTATTATATTTTGAAAACCCTAAAGAAACTTTTTCTCTAATTATTTCGTTTACTGGTCTATATTTGTTTTTGTTGCAAGCCATTATAGCTAACCCTGAGCTTATAGAAGCATCATGTTTTGTTCTATTATTTATATCAAATTGAGCCCAATCCTCTAAAGTTCTTTGAAAATACATTGAACCCCATTTTTCTCCTAAGTCTCCTACGTAATGTTCTATGTATGTTTCTATCGCGGCAGCGTGAGCTTGTTTAACATCTTCACTTGAGTTAGGTATACCACCTATTTCTCTTTCTGTTATAGATAATTTATAATCAGTTTTATCTGGTCTATTCATAGCGTATTTTCTATAACCTCTACGCTTAAAATGATAAAGTAATCTAGGTTTATTGTTTTCTGCAAGTATTGGCATGCCATAAAATATACAAGCCATTAATACATCTTCAAAAAATATTTCAGCGGTTTGTGGTCTAGCTATATATTCTAAAAAAAATACATTTGATGGAGCTTCATCCATGCTAAATTTAGTTAAACCGTGTAGTGATCCATTAGAGCCTTTACCATCTACCGTGCCAGATATATCATAACTATCACAACCAAAAGCACCAACGTGCTCGTTTACTGGATATTTCATACCGTTTCTTACAAATATTTGATTTTGCATGTGCACAGGTGGAACCCATGAAATGTAAAATCTACCTCTGTTGTTTGGTATAAAAATAACTTTAGTGTCTAAAACACCATCTTCCCATTGAAAATTACCTTGAGTTATAACGCTTTGTTGTTGTATTCCTTCGTTGTAATCTATTTGTTGATATATTTTTGTTAAGTTAAACAAAGACATTTTAGACTCGTCTCTAAACGCGTGTTTAGATGTACGAGGAAACTGTCTATAAAATTCGTTTAAACCATCTTGATCTTCTTTGAGACCTTCTACCTCATTCTCCCAGTACTCAATAACCCCAATTTTGATTGGCGCTCCATGAGGTCCATACACTTTAGTTGATGGGGTTTCGAAGACAGGATAACCATAAGAATCAATGTATCCTTCGTAATTCCATTCCATAGGTATGAACAAAGAATAGAGTCCTGAACGAGTTTGTCCATTGGCGTTTCTTTTTGTAACATCTGAGTCATCGTATAATTTTTTAAAGTTTCTACCACCTTTATCTAAAGCGTTTGACGTTGATCCCATCATGCATTTACCTATAATTCTAGAACCTAGCCTTAATGTGGTTTTAGTAACACGCCAATTGTTTTGTATATCATTAGGTCTTTCCCATTTACCACTTTCATCATGCACTAATAATCTTAGTTTTTCACCATCATAAGCATTATCACCAGTATTTTTCCAATCAATAGTTGTATCAAGACCTGCTAAATCTTCGTTTTTTTCTGTAGATACTATAGATCTTCTTGTAAACTTAGAGGCTGGTACACGATACGCTAGCTCTGTTTTAGGTCGATCCATACCGTCTTGTATTGGTTTGAAAAAGAAAGGATAGTTAACTGATATTGGCACTACTTTATCTGTAAACATTTTTTTAGCATCAGCACCTGATTTTGATAATATACCAAAACGAGCGTCAGTAGATATTGTAGCCATGTTTACAGTTTCGCCAGAGGCCATAAAAGAAAACCCTGAACGTCTGTTTTTTAAATAACACATGCCGTAGCATCTGCTATCAGCTTTGCATGCTTCCCAAAATATAAAAAATAATCTATTTGATTCTCTAAAGTCTGGTTGGCCAACATCAATTTTTGACCATTGTAAATACATGTAGTGAGTACCTGTTATGTAAGTAGGTATGTTGTTGTTAATATACCAAAATCCTTCTTCACGTCTTTTAAATTCATCATCAATATAATCATACCATTTTTCTTTAAAATCGTCTGGATATTCTCTCCAGTCAAATACAGTTTTAATTCTATTTAATACTTTAGGGTAATCAAATCTAGTCCATCTGTTTTTTTCAAACTTATAAACATTATTTTCTTTAGGTAAAGCTATTTTTAAATTTTGTATTTCATAAATATCACCAATTTGTCCAGTTTTAGATATAACAATCATGTCATGATCATCATTATATCCATATTCCCATTTTTTATACCTATTCATTCGTTTAAGAATTTTAGGTTTTACATAATCAGGTAATATTTTATATAAAGTTTGCTCGTACATTATTTAGATCTCCCTTCAGCAAAGCCACGAAACGCAACTTCTTTTTTAATTTCTTTAGGCTTTTCATCTAACATATCTTGTTCTTCGTTAATACGGTTTAGTATTTCAAAAGCATCAAATATAGCTAATTTTTTTGTAGCAGCAGCATTTTTAAGTCTGTCAGCTGATATATCATCGTCTGAATCTACAATAGCTTCTTTAGCAACTTTAATAAGTTCCTCAACAGCTACGTGCCCAGCTTGGATTATATTCTTCTTCGTTTCCTTGATATTCATATTTAATTACAATATTATTAGATTTCATACAATATAACCTCTCATCGTCAACAATAAACTCCCACTCTCTACCAGGTTTAAAACCTACTAAGTCCCCAGGACGTATATCTAACGCTTCTAAGAAGCTATTACCAATTTTTAATATACCAATATGCTTTTGTTCAATATTAGCCGTTAAAACGTTGTTTTCTTTTATAGGTTTTATAAAACATCTATCTTCAACCGCGTTCCACTTGTTGTTTCTTTTGTATAAATATATTTGATCTATATTGCAAAAATATAAATCTTCTTTAAAATAAGAAGAACTGTTCCTTTGATTTCCTTTTTGATCATACCATCTTCTGAAAATATTATGATGTATCATAACTTCATCTCCAGGTTTTATTATAGTTTTAAACGCTAATGGCACTGATACTATAATAGCTTCTTTACTTACTAAATTGTAATCTTCTACATTAGTATTAGTAATTAAGCTTTTATTGCCTATTTTAATTTCATTATTATATCTCTTTTTTTTAGGAGTTATAATAAAACTATATATACTTTTCATTAATATTCTAAATCATACTCAACAGAGATAGCCATGTTAGAATTAAATTTCTTCCACGGCATTACCTCGTCTTGTTTTTTAATATAAATATTATAAGAGTTATCAGCTTCGTCTAAAGTTATGTTATTAATTGTATGACCACCATAAACAGATTGTCCAACAGAATAATGCATAGCTTCGTTTTTATAGTCTGCGCCTATACTTATCTTCCTTATAATAGAGTTCATTTTACTTTACTTCTTCAGCCTCTACTTCAGGTACAATTTCCTCGTAAGATCCGTCTTGTAAGTTAATATTGACTTGTCCGTACTTTTCTTCTAATTCTTTTTTAGTTTCGTTTAAAGCATCATTAAACTCTTTTAACGCTGCAGAAATTTCAAATTTCTTAGCTTCTAATGCTCCTAAGTCATAAACAACTGTTTGAATTTTTTGTTGTTGTTCTTTAATTGTTTCTAACTCTTTGTCTGTAATTTTTTGATCTTTACTCATTTGATTAAATTTTAATTGTTGTTAATTGTTTTACTTATGATTATTATTACTTATTAATGCTTAATTTTACTTTTTGAATATGCTTGTAACTTTCTCACTACTTCGTCCACCAAAATATGCTAAAACTACAGACATCATTACTTTTTCAAAAGTATCGTTCCATAATTCATTTATATGAAAAGGTAGTGTTTCTATACTATCTAGTATACCTGCAAAAGAAAATACAACAATACACCATACTAAAACCAATGGACGTACATTTTTTGACATCCAAGAATCAGACATAGAATCTGCTTCCCATCTCGATGTTATGGCTTCTATTTCTTTATTTTGTTGTTCGTAGATTATTTGTTGTAATTTTATTTTATCATCTGTTGGAACATCGGCTTTTGAAATAGCTTCAATAGCTTCTTTTGGCGAAGTAACACCTTGTAACACGCTACCTAATGTAGGGTTTATTACAGACGCTGCGCCAAACAATAGTTGCCCAACGGTTGTATCTTTAAATTTCTTTTTCATTAATTTCTTGAATTTCCTCTAGGAAAACCAATAGATTGCCCTTTTCCATATGCTTGAAGGATTCTAGCTAAATTTTGATCTTCAATTGTTTGAGCTAATGAATCTGAAGCCCTTGCTGTTTTGTACAAATTTTCATTAATTTCTTTGTTTTTCTGCAAGCTATTTAATGTTCGCTGAGGTGTTTTTGCGTAGGGATTATATTGTCTTGTGCTAATGTTTTGGAATTGAGCACCTATACCAGGTATATTATTGCCGTATTGGGTGGTTCTTGGGCCAAAATACGGAAGACCTCCATCATTAACAGGTGGTCTTGGTCCACCCGAAGAACCTACTTGTGGTAACTGAGGGGTACCTCCGCCAAGGTCATTATATCCACCAGAAAAAGAGTAGTTATCACTATATAAATTGTTTCTATTATTACTATTAGCCGATAAATCTTGCTCAAAGGTACCAGGTAAATCACCACCCTGGTATAAAAATTCGTCTAAAACTCTTCTTTCATCATACCCAGGCCCCATGTTACCATTAGTATTATAAGCGCTATGGCCAAATCCAAATATAGGATTTGCTTCATTTCCCATTGTTGTATTACCAGGTCCAGCTAAATTGCTTCCATTATCATCACCTACAAATCTTCCTGTTTCAGGATTAGACGCTGTATAAAAAGACTGTAAATTAACTTCATTCCCTGATCCCATGCCAGCTGGCACGTAAGTAGTTATTCCTGATCGTCTATTGTAATTGCTAGGATCCATTGCGAATCCACCTTTACCGTCACTAAGTAAACCCATAGCTTTAGCATAGTCTTCAACACTGCCACCTGTTTTACTCATAAAATTTTCTAAAGCTTGTATATCTGGGTTTTGATTTTGAAACAATTCATTACCATTAGGAAGAGTTCTAACTGTTCTTTCGCCTGTTTCAGGATCTCTTGGTGCGGTATAATTATATCTAGGGCTTGATCCTGTGCCTGTCATTAATGTGTATGGATTTTCACCTCCCGGCCCTTGTGTTATATTAGGATTTACGTTTGTATTTGAACCTTGTTCATCTCTAGCGTTTCTAGTGTAAAAACTTTTTGGAATATTAACTTCGCTCATACCTCTGTTACCAATACCACTAACATCATTAAAACCTGCTTGTATAGCTGCTTCAACTTCCGCGTCTCTTTCTTTTTGATTAAAATTACCTCCTCTAAATTGAGGTAAATCACTAAAGTTAGTTGCAGGTACTGGACCTATAAAGTCTCCAGGCTTTTTAAGTGGAGTTGATTTTGGTATTTTACTGAAAGGATTTGAAGGTTGTTTAAAATTTCCCATTATAAGCTTATTTTATGATATATTATTTTTTTGTATATTTTAGTACTATAAAATGTAGCGGTCATACTTCTACCGTTATTGTATAGTTTATATTTAACATTTACTTTCCAACCATTATTAGGGTTGTGTATTTTTGCTGATAAATATTTAGAAGTTTGTTTTTTTAATTTTATAGTTATAGGCAAAGGTCTTATTGTGTCGATGGAAAAACTTCTAAATTTAAAATCATCACACTCTTTGTATATATGTAGTCTTTCTGTTGCTGAGATACTATACCATTTGCCTTCATATTGCGAATAAGAAAATGTTGAAGTTAGTATCAATAATAGCAATAATAGTTTTTTCATTTAATTGTATTTAATTGGATTAGTTCTATTACTATAGTTACACGTTTTTTTGTTTATTATAAGCGTCTGCTTCCCATGGCAAATCATGATCACCTTCACTCATTTCGTCTCTTGGGTAAGTTTTGCCTTTCCAATAAACATTATCATTATCATAAGATAATAATTTAGTTATGTTTCCGTTTCTTAATTTAAATGGAGTTCGCATCTGCTCTATATGAATAGACTCATGTTCTATAGTATTGTTTATCTGATCAATGTTTTCCATTTTATCACTAACAAGTATAGTACCATTCATTTGAGCTTCACCTAATATACCTTCTTCTAGCGGTTTGCTATAAACAGGTGTATTAAGTTTAAATTCAGAATAAGGTTTTTGATAAAGATTAAAAGCCATTAATAATCTTATTTTAGATTATGATGACATTTTTTAGCTTTTACTGCTGATGGCTTTCCTAGCTCTTTTAATTGCTCAGCTGGAACAGCCATATCTGTTTTTTTCAATCCTGATGGCTTAGAAATTGATCCGTGTAAGTCACCAATTTTTTTCATAGGTGGAGATTCAACAGTTCCGTAAGTTTTAGGAGCTGCGGTAGCTGTTGCTCCTTTTAAATGCGTACCTATGTTTTTAAATGCTGCTGCTCGTCTAGCTTCGTATTCTCCAGCCTTTTTGTCGCCTTTTTCAAGATCGTTAACAGCATTTTCCATGTAATGGGTGTGTATTGTTGAATCTTTTTCTTTTAACGGTCCTGATGTTCCACAGCATCTTGCGTTACCTGTGTAGTTTCCGTAATGTCCTTGTTGTATTGCCATTTTTTTATTTTAATTATTAATTATATGCAAATATATTTTCTGCGTCTGTTTGTGTATTTGGTTTGCCTGCTGCAGCTGGAGCCCCTTTCATTACTCTTTGTACTACTAACGGTAAAACTGTTCCTGGTTGTACGCCTTCTAAGAATATATCTTGTCCATCAATAGTTTTAACATATACTCCAGCCGCGCTACTACCATCTGCTGCTGAACCAACTTGAATCATAAATCCTTTTGGTTTAGCTTTGTTAGCATCGTAAATACTGTATTCTTGTGTAGCTGATGGTGCTCCTGTTACAGGGAATATATTAACAGATAATGATAATTGTGTATCGCTGTCAATAGCTGTGACTACCGCTGCTTCAGGTCCCAACCATGTCGTTGTGTTGATAGCAGCCATATTATATATTATTTGACCTACTTGTACGCCTTGATTAGTAATGTTTCCATTAGCATCAATAACCTGTAAAAAACCACCAGTTGTATCTACTAGCTTATTATTTATTAAACTACTTGTAGTACCAGAGAATCTTGGCACTGGTCCCGGTATATTTATAGTGTCACTTAGTGCTACCGGTATTGCGCTAGTATATGAACCTGTATTTATTATCATGATTTATTTATTTTTTATTTTCTTCCTTTTGCTACTCTAGTTATAGGGCCAGCAATATATGTAGGTTCTTGAAATTTTAATTTCATACCTGTTATACCTGAGCTAGAACCTACACCATGCAGTCTACCTTCTTGATCTAGTGGCCCGTCCCATATATGTGATTCACCTACTATACCTACTTCGTCGTTTTTTGATGCGTGCGTGTGTGCTTTATCTTCTATCATAATTGTTTTTTTAACTGTAAATTTCTTCTTCTGTATCTATTTGTCCCATATCTCTACCATCTAAACCTGGTACAAACTCACCAAACATACCACCAGCTGCTTGTTCTGTTGATGGCGAAAATGGAGATGATAGCGTTGGGTTGTTTGCTAGTAATTCTGGTGTTTCTTCTTCCATACCTATTTGATTTGGAACAGTATTTAATTCTGGTCCAACTGGAACTTCTAATGTTTCTTGAATTTGAGTAGGTCCTTGGTTTTGTTTTCTAAGTATAGATGTAACTTGGTTTTCTAATTTTTTTACTCTTGGCTTTATTTTGTTACTTGATCCGCCAATTGCTGAGATTGAATTAGCTATTTGATTAAAGTTAGTAAGAGAGCCTAAATCACCGCTAAACATACCTCCAGTTGACCCACCAAGAGCCGCTGTTGCTGCACCTAAGAATTTTCCAGGAGATGGTTTTTTAGTTTCGCTGGGTTTAATATACCCATGCTTTTCGCCACCTGTGTGTGTATGAGGGATTTGATGTTTTAAAGCTGATTTCATCTTTCTTTATCTTTGTTTACGTTATATATAGCTTGTGTCAGTACTTTATCTGTATAACTATTGCCTTTTACTAATTTATTTCTTCTTTCGCTTGCAGGTATATCTTCTTCACCTAACATGATTCGATACATTCTACTTATAAGCTGTTTGCACTTAAATGAAACTTTATATATATTATACTTTTGTGTAGTTCTATTTCTAGGTCTCCACACGACTATCCAGTCGTTTTTAAGTAATTTGTTCCAGCGTCTATTGTCCCAACTATAAGAATATGTACCTATTTCAAAATCATGTTTAGTAAAAAGATCTTTACAATCTAAATAAATAAGAAGTTCTAAATCAGCATCGTTAAGACCGTTGTTTTTACAAGCCCATTTACGTATTATACGATAATGTTTTAGCAAATTGAGATCTTTTACATCTCTTGCTGTTAGCTTTTTCATAAAACAACGACCACGTCTTGTTCTTTAATAACGTGATATATTTCTTTATTTATTTCAATCTTATGTGACGCTGCTTTGTCAAAAAATATTTTGTCATTTTTTTTAACACCAACAACGTCAGTTCCAATATGCAAAACTTTTGCTTCTTGAAACCTTATATCTTCTCTTTGTTTTTCTGTCAAAATTAAACCTCCTTTTGTAGATTTATTTTGCTCTTCTGTTTTTTTTATAATTATATTTCTACCTATTGCTTTCATTAACTCTTAAGTTATTAATTATACAATCAGTGGATAATATAGTAGTTGCTACAGAGGCCGCGTTTGTTAGAGCACTTTTTGTAACTAACAATGGATCAATAATACCACTGTCAATCATGTTAACCATATTTCCTGTAACCACATCTAGTCCTTCTCCTACAACTTTAGGCAATGTATAGTCTAATATACCAGCATTGTCTAATATTGCATCAAAAGGAGCTTTAATAGCGTCTAGAAGCACTTGTTCGCTTTCTGAATCAGCTATTATAGATGAATAAGCATTTAGCAAAGCAATTCCTCCACCAGATACAATACCTTCTTTAATCGCGGCTTTTGTAGCACAGATAGCGTCTTCCACTCTATCTCTTTTTTCTTTTAACTCTACTTCTGAATTAGCACCAACTTTTATAATTGCTACTTTAGCAGAAAGAAGTGCTAGTCTTTTTTCTAGTTGAATTTTTAAACCAACAATCTTAGCTTTATCAGCTTTAGATTTTATAGTTTTTATTAATTCTTCAACTTCTTCTGGAACTTCGTTAACTTGTATTATAGTGTCCCATTTGTTGCTTACTACTTTAGCGCATCGACCTAAATGGACAGTGTCTACTAAATCCATATCATCTCCAAGATCTTCATTAATAACAGTTGCTCCTGTCATTAAAGCTAAGTCATTTAGTTTTTCTTTTTTAAGAAAACCGTAAGTAGGAGCATCAACTATGTTTACTTTAATATTACCTTTCATTTTGTTCATGGCTAAAGCAGCCATAACTTGAGGCTCTGCATCTCCTATTATTAATAATGATTCATTATTTTTTATAGCAAACTCTAGTATGTTTTGTATTTTTCTTACATTTTCAATTTTAGATTCTACTATAAGTACTAAAGCATTTTCTAACTCTGATATACCTTTTTCTTGATTTGTTACAAAATGTAAACTTTTTAACGGTTTGTCATACTGTATACCATCTACAATTTCTACTGTAGATTCAGTATCTTGTGATTCTTCCATTAAAACCACACCATTGTTACCCACAGATTTAAAAGCACCACCTATTAAAGCCCCTAGCTCAGTATCATTATTTGAAGATATAGTAGCCACTTGGTCTATCATATCTCCTGTTACTTTAACACTGTTTTTTTCTAAAAATTTAACGGTTTTTTTAACAGCACTGTTAATACCATTTTTTAAATCTCGTGAATTAATATTTTTTAAATTAGCCTGCTTCAATATAGATCTAGCAAGTACTGTTGCGGTAGTTGTACCATCTCCAGCTTCTTGAACTGTTTTTCTAGCGGCTTCTTTTAATAATGTTGCTCCCATGTTTTCAACAGCATCTAATAATACTATTGAATTAGCTACGGTAACACCATCTTTTGTGATCATTGGTTTTCCATGATCATCTTCAAGGATAACACATTTGCCACCAGCCCCTAATGTGGAGCTGACAGCTTTTGTGAGTTTATCTATCCCTTTAAATATCTTCGCTTTGGCTTCGTCACCAAAGTTAAGATTCTTGACAATTTTGTCTGACATAATTAGATTAGATTAAATTTGATTTATTTATTTAAAGGTTTTTACGACTTTTGGTCCTTTTAAGAAATCTACTTTCTTAGCATAATGGTCTACTGACGAATCAATAGCTGTTTCTGCTGCTTCAAGTGTTTCTCTTCGGGTTACGTCGATCCAAGTATCTTCCTTTTCAGGTTGTTGGTACTCGGTTTGAAAGAAACCATTTGGTAATTGTACTATTCTCCAGTGTTTTTTATCTGAAAGATGTTTCCAAAAATTAATAGTTACTTCATTGGGTTGTGGTTGACTATTCCACGAACTAGTCTGGTAATAAAAGGTCATTGGTTTTAAATTTAATGGTTAATAAAATAAGGTATTATACAGCAGTTAAAAATACTAAAGGAGTTCCTCCTTGATTAAGAACTGGTGCTGATTGTTTAGCTTTAAATGTAGCTCCTTGTGCTTGTGGCACGGCAGGCGACATTAATGGAGCAGTTCTACCATTTAATGGTATAATAGGCTGATTCCAAGGTTGAGCTACGGATTCTGCAATAAGATTCCAGAATGATTGCACTACTGTTGGGATAGCTGCTGCTAAGAAATTCGCAGTGTTACTTGCTGTTGTACTTAGAATAGTTGTTCCACCTGAAGCGTAAGTAATTGTTACTACTCCAGCTGCTGTACCGCTTGCAACTGTTGCTTTTACTGTTGTTACATCTGTAACGTTGATTAAAGTTGGTACACCACCTACTAATAATCTGATAAATTTTGGACTTGACATTTTTTTTATGTTTAAGTTTTAAGGTTCACTTTTTTTTCAACACACCTAAGGCGAACCAAGAAAATAGACGTGTCTTAATATTTATTATCACTTGTTTTAAGTGAAATTTACCTATTATTCTTCTTCCTCTTCTGCTGGTGGTACCGGTGGAGTTGGATTTTGCCATGTAAAGTATAAGTCTTCATTTACTGGTGTAATCTCAGATTCAATAGTTGCAGCTATGCTAGCTTGCATTGCAGGTACATCTAGTGATCCTTCTAACCATCCGATAACTACGTTTTCAAAAGCCTCTGTATCTGCGTAAGGTACAAAAGGATCTCCAGCTACGTAAGTATAGCTTTGCGTTCCAATTTGTGTTGATGAATAAGTTTTTCCTCCAGATTCTTCAGAACCAGTGTACCTGTAATGTACCGTGTATATTACATTGTCTTCACCCTCTGCTTGAATGTGAGCGTTCATTTGTGGGATGTCCCATTTGTAAGTAATTGCCATTTTGTTTTT